TGAGCTTAGATATGCTCACACAGGGTTATCAAACCATCCAATTTAATTTCGCGTTACAAGATAAATTACGCACCCAGGTTCTTGGCGGCGGCAATACAGCTGAGTTTTACGCCAGCGAAGGCACATCGGCAAAGTCAAGAATGCTAAAGGAAGCATATCCCGAGTACACAGAGCTTGTATGGCGGTTCCAAAGAGAACATCACCACGTGGACTATTCCTCATTTAAAGACATTCCTCTTATCAGAAAGCCGGATTTGAACATCATTGAAGGAACAAACAATTATGGTATGGAACTTCGCGAAGTGCCTCCGGCCGCGCCAGGTAGAGTTTAATGCCATCGATTCATCGGCGATTCATTGAGTTGAGTGATGTTATTACGTTCAGCTTCGAAACGTCCGCTGAACTCTTCCCCACTCTGGCGAAACCTAGTTCCTTGTAGGTATTACCGACGGCTTGTTCCGGAGTGAACAGGTTCTGTAGCAGTAGACACTCATCATACGCCTTCACGGTGACTTTACGTTCGTTTTTGGCACAGAAGGTTTTCATTCTCGTTAACGATAGTTCAGGTTCAAGTGTTGCTGGCGAATCAAATACGCCTACTGGTGTGATATAATACCATTTATGTCGAGCATTGTTGGCGCCAACATGAGATTGGTTTTTTGTCATGGTGTTGCTCAGTTTGGTGCAAGTTTCGGCAGTCTTCACCGTTCCTTTATTTGCCTTAGAAATTAGTATTTTTGCTTCTGCTGACACTGGTATACCCTTGCTTACTGGTACCAAAATGCCAGTGATATACAATGGATCAGATTTAGAAACTAAAAAATTGTTACCCTGTTGATCTTTAACGGCTACTTTTCCACTAGACGGAGTCTGATGTACGCCGGGTACATATAATGACTTATCGATCATTGTCCATTCGCCATCTACCATAACGGTGACTAGTCCATTAGTACCGAATCTACTCAGTGTTTGTTTTGCCTTATTGTAAAATTTAGGATTGATATGCACTGCGAATTTACCGTGTAGAGTAAATTCCAGGAATATCGCATCGTCAGAATAGTCAAAAGTTTGTAGTATTTTGTATTTGTAATTTTTTGGATTAGTCTTCTGATCTAGCTTAAAATCCTTATCCGTACTCGACGAAAAGTATTTGATACCTAGATCGCGATGTGGATGTTTCTTTGAAGTTCTTTTACCATAATAATGTTTGCCTTCAACTATATTAGTGATTCGGTAGATATAATGGTATCTCCCATCGATACCCGTTACTGCTCGACGACCGTAAATGTTAGTACGTGGGGTATTGGGTTCAGTATAAATAGTCATGCTGATTGCTCCTTTATAGCATTAGAGTAGTTGGGAATCCCCATTCCGCGAACTACAACTATATTTATCCAAATAGCATTGACTCCTAAACATTATGTTATAGAATGATTCAATGAGTAAAAAATGTATTATTAATATAAGCGACGAAGTAAACGTTCGTTTTGATGGCATTGATGCTATGGACAGAAGAGCCCTTGTTAAATTATTATCGTATGATATCCCTGGCGCTCGTTATTTACCAGCAGTTCGATTAGGACGTTGGGATGGTAAAGCAAGCTACTTTAATTTAAATGGAAGTAGCTATGTGAATTTACTAGATAAAATTATTCCATATCTCGATACTAAGGGATATGATATCGAATTGAACGATGTCAGAGATTATTCCAATATCTTCAAATTCGATGAGATTGATGAAGCTAGCTTCAGCCATAAAGCGTGGCCTGTGGGACATCCAGCTGCCGGGCAACCAGTAGTGTTGCGCGATTACCAGTGTAACATTATTAATACGTTCTTTAATAACCCTCAATGCATTCAGTCTATTGCGACCGGTGCTGGTAAAACTTTGACCACAGCAGCGCTATCGTTGTCAGTTGAGAGTATGGGCCGATCAATTGTTATTGTGCCGAATAAATCATTGGTATCGCAAACAGAGGAAGACTATATCAACTTAGGTCTAGATGTCGGTGTTTACTTTGGTGATCGTAAAGACTGGGGCAAGAAGCATACTATTTGCACATGGCAATCACTAGGAGTCTTATTGAAGAATACTAAATCTGGTGATGCTGAAGAGACGATTATGGACTTTATTGAGGACGTGGTCTGCGTAATTATTGATGAGTGCCATCAAGCCAAGGCAGCGTCATTACTTGAGCTGCTATCTGGTCCAATGTCTAGAATACCAATCAGATGGGGATTAACTGGTACGGTACCAAAAGAAGAATATGCCGCTAACGCGCTATTATGTACAATTGGTCCTGTTGTTGGTAAACTATCAGCGAGTGAATTACAAGAGCAGGGTGTGCTATCCAGGTGTCATGTAAACGTCCTTCAATATCAAGATGGCGTTGAGTTTAGCAACTATCAGAGCGAGTTAAAGTATTTGCTTGAGAACGAAGCTAGACTAGATGCTATTGCCAAACGTGTATTAACAATTAATGAGAGTGGCAATACTCTAATTCTGGTTGATCGTGTGGCAGCTGGTAAAGCATTAGTTGATAGAATGCCAGGTAGCGTGTTTGTCAGTGGTGAAACTAAATCAGAAACTCGTAAAGCAGAATATGCAGAAGTAGCAACCAGTAATGATAAGATCATTGTTGCCACGTACGGTGTAGCCGCTGTTGGTATTAATTTACCACGCATCTTCAACTTAGTCCTGGTGGAACCGGGTAAGTCGTTTGTGCGAGTCATTCAGTCAATTGGACGTGGCATTCGCAAAGCAGAAGACAAGGACTTTGTTCAGATTTGGGACATCACATCGAATGCGAAATTCGCAAAGCGCCATCTAACAAAGCGAAAAGAATTCTACAAAGAAGCAAATTATCCGTTCTCGCTTGAAAAGGTAAACTACAAATAATATAATCACACTATGCACATACTACTATTAGAAAATCACAAATACGACTTAGGCACTCTGCCAGAAGAAATCGAGGACTTGCGTTTTGCAATTCTGGACAACAGTAATCCGGCATCAGTCGATTACTTTTATATCCCACTCATCTTCTTAGAGTCATTCAATTCACCAGCACTTGTCTTGCGCATCGGAGACAAAACGGTGAAGATGCCGTTAGATTGGCAAATCCTCATCGGAGAGCCGGATTTAGGTGATCTTGAGACTCTGCCATTAACTAGCTTAAATGAGCGCGGATTTAAAGCATTCCAGTTCAATCCGCTAGATGGATTTAGACCTAGCTTCCTTGATATAGAGATTCTTGATGTCTATCATGATGTTACATGGTATGCACCGCGTTTAAAGAACGGTCAATTCTTATGTGTGCCAATTGATGATACGCCATCACCACGCTGCGTTTACTTTGTCAAAGACATTAGTAAAAACTGTGAGATGGTTGACTACTCACAGGTCTTTTGAGGTGACACATGGCAACACGTAAACCAGCAATTCCAGCAGATGAGAAGTTTGAGTCAGTTGATTTAAACATATTTGAAGTCCTCGAAGCACTTGATAAGAAGGACTATGGGTATTACTCTCGCCTGACAGAAGAACAGCAAAAAAAGTTTGTGCCATATGTCATCATTCACTGGATGAGTTCGATCAAAGCTGACGGGATGCTTGGTGCCTATTACACCATGAGTACTGATCAAAATGCAAATAAGTATTTGTTCAATGAGAATATCACCAGTCATCCGGAATTACAATGGCTAATGCTTTGCGCAGCATCCCCTGGTATGGGCAAACAATTCCATCAATGGATACCACATCTTAACGCCAAGTTGGGTGAATTAAAAACAACTGCCACCAAAAAAGAAGTTAAAGAGTACTTTGAAAAGGTATACCCAGGTGCAAATAAGTCTGACATTGATGAAGCCACAGTCTCTTATGTTGAGCAGCAGCATCACCAGCATCGTCTAGCGAAGTTAATGCCAGAAATGAAGATTGATGATATCAAAACCCTCGCACAAATTGTAACAACGGCAGAATTAGATCAGTATGAAAAAGACTGCGGTAATTAAAGAGCAACAATATCATTGCGAATATTGCAAGGCGAACTTTGTGCGGGAGTCTTCGTTGTTTAAGCATTTATGCGCACAAAAGCGTAGATGGTTAGACAAAGATACACCAGCTAGCCGACTTGCTTTTGCTGCATGGTCCAAATTCTATAGTACTGTTCAACCATCAATCAAGGAACGTACATTTGAAGACTTTATGAAAAGTGCTTATTATAGCGGCTTCGCCAAGTTTGGAACTTATGCGGTTGAAACTAAAGTTGTGAATCCACTGCAATATGTTGACTGGTTAATTAAATCAAATTCTAGATTAGACTCTTGGGCAACAGATACCTTATATGGTAAATATTTAATCGAGTATCTTCGCTTAGAGAATAGTATGGACGCAATTAAACGCAGTGTTGAGACTCTGATAAAGTTATCAGAATCGGAGAACGTTCAAGTAACCGATGTGCTGCGCTACGTGAATGCCAACAGAATATGTCTGTCGATTACTGGCGGACATATTAGTCCTTGGTTATTGTACCATAGTTCTGGCGGCATTGAATTCTTGGGTAATTTAAACGAAGGACAAACTGGTATGATATTTGAATATATCAATCCAGATTTATGGAATATTAAATTTAAACGATATGCAGATGAAGTCGCAGATGCGAAAAGTGTATTAAAGGCAGCAGGATTATGAGTGGATTTACTTCAGATATTGATATTGATTGTGGCGACAGAGCCGACATCTTAGCTCTGTTAAAGCATATACCAGCTGGTCGTGTCCAAGATGGAGTGATGAAACGTCATGCTACTGGTGTGCACATCACTAATATACCAGTAGACCCATTAACTGGTGCATCTACTATTGAGCACAAAGAAGCGGTCGACCGTGGTTATATTAAATTAGATTTATTAAACGTCAATTTGTATAAGATGGTACGAGACGAAGCGCATTTGGTTCATCTGATGTCGGAGCCTGATTGGACACTCTTAAAAGATAGAGAGTTTGTGTCTAAGATGATTCACATCCACGGCCATTATGATACCATACAGGCAATGCCTGAGCCAGTTGATACTATTCCTAGATTGGCGATGTTACTGGCGATAATTAGACCAGCAAAACGACATTTGATTGGCAAGTCTTGGCGAGAAGTTGCGGAAACTGTGTGGAAGAATGATGGAGATGGATATACATTTAAGAAGGCGCACAGTATTGCCTATGCTCAGCTTGTAGTATTGAATATGAACTTATGTGTAGAAGAACCTACGTCATTCGCTTCACTAGAGTAATCGAGCGGCGCTTAACACGTTTTTTGGCTAAGTCATTCATCGAGGTCACTGGACCGTGAATAATCTCTAGACCTTTATTGGTGAATGTCTTTAAATATGGTTTAAATTGAGCCCAGTCGTCACGCAAAAAAAGATGAATTGGAATAAGCCTGTTGCTGCTCCACCACCATTCATCCGCCAGTGCTAAAAACTCTTGCTTTAAATCTTGATGGATGATGCTTCCATAATCATAAAAAGTCGTAATGGCATCATCTCTGTTTTGGATGATTCCGACGAATTCTTGGCCGCTGTAGCTACATACGGTAATGAATGGGTGGTTCTGAGTTAGTTTGTCGAAGAATTCGCTGTGCATAATTAGGAGTATTTATGCTTGTAATTGGAACGCATAAATAAGAAAGGAACTAAACATGGCAGCACTTACACAAGTATATTACTACAATCAACGACAAACGGTCGTGCTGGTGGAAGCTGGTGCGGCATATGCTACCAGGAGATATGAGACTATGTATGCTAAAGAACTAACAATCAGCAAGGGCGTTGACAACATCTTGGAGTTCGCCTTCATCAATCAAGATCAAAAGAAAGTCGATATTACTGGAAAAGACGTTACGTTCAGTATTCTCAGTAATGACGGCACTAATCAGTTGTTCCAGAAGACACTAACTCCTCTGTATGCTGCTACTGGATTGACCAGTATCCAACTATCCGCAGCCGATATCGAACTAATCGATGCTCAGCGTTGTTCATACACCTTAGATATCGTAGATGGTTCACTAACACGAGCAGTATTCGTTGATGCAATGGGGGGCCCTCGCGGTACACTCAACATCGTACCAGGTACTCAACCTACTTTCGTTTCATCGACCGAAGTAACAGTATCTGATCACAGTTGGTCAATCGGCGCTGGCGCTAACGTGACCTATTACAGCAGTGTCTTCGAGACCAAGGAACGAGATCATTTTACAGTTCAAACTAACTACTCTAACTTTACTGGATACACTAATTTGATTGGCAGTACCGTTTCTGATTTTTCTACTGAGTATGATATTACTCAACCTCAAGAATATACAGCCTCATCAGATACAGTTGGTACAACAGTAATTGGTTATCACCCATACGTTAAATTAAAGATAGAGAACCATGGTACCGTAAATGCTCAACCATCCGGTAATGTCCTAGCAAATACCACCTACTATGGTGGTGATGTTACTAAAATTCTAGTGAGATAATACTCCAATTGTATTGAATTCCAGAATATCTAACATATACTAGTAGTATGTTAGATATATTAAGTTTAATCCCTGGTAAAAAAACACACACTACCGGTGGTTGGTATAGCTTTAATGCGCCATGTTGCCACCACAGAGGGCACAGAGTGGACACACGAAAACGAGGCGGAATCATCTTAAATGGTGAGTCGTGGAGCTATTCTTGCTTCAACTGTGGATTTAAAGCCGGATCATCACCAGGCAAACACTTCTCTACAAATACTAAGAATTTACTGGTATGGGCAGGTCATGATCCAGCGCAAGTGGATCGTTGGAGTTTTGAGAATTTTGGAGCACGTTCATTATATGAGTTAATGCGCCAACCTACCAAACCTGTGATTAAATCATTCGACAAGCGCACACTACCAGAAGATAGTGAGCCGCTAGATTCCA